CCCTTATACCAAAACAAAGTAACTTTTAACAATGAAAACTATTGCACTAGCCGTACTGGCTTCAACAGCCCTGGCGACTCCTGCATCTGCTGGAGTATATTTGAATGTGGAAGCAAACTCCGCTCTCACCGGGTCAAACTACACCGGCACTACCACCGATGTCCATGTTGGATATGAAGGTGGAACAGATACAGCGTCATTCTATATACAAGGCGGTCCCGCTGTTGTATCAGTAGATGGCACAGCTGATTCTGATACCAGAGTATCTGGTAAAGTTGGCGGATCTTTTGCAGCTACTACTAAGGTAGATGTATATGGAGAAGTCGCATTACTCACTGCTGATAAGGATACCGATGATGATAATTCATGGGGAACCAAAGTCGGAGTAAAGTATAAATTCTAACTCTGTCCAACGTGCGTAATCACACAAAACTATTAGATGTCTGGTAGGCGGAACTTATCAGATTGATTAACCTATACCAATTTAAACAATGCCTTTTAATTCAAACACAGCTGCTGGTACAGTTGTATATACACCAGGCTTTCTTAGCTCTGGTTTGATTCTACCTAACGATCAGGTTAATGCTACTGAAACTTTAGCTAGCATTACTGAACTTAAACTTCCAATAGGAAAGTATGAGAGATTAGTATTTCGTTATAATCTATTCTGTTTGTGGGATGCTACAGCAGATATTGAATATATCGTTGATATCCCTGCATCACCTACTAAGTTTTTGACAGTAACATCTGGTTCCGATGGTTCAACTACTGCTATAGGACAAGCTCCTATCGTAGCAGAAGCTGCGCAATCTCTTACAACTTCAGCAACAAATGGTTTGCTCGTTGTACAGGGTGTACTTGATAACGGCGCTAATGCGGGAGACCTTGACTTCCAGTTCTGTATGAGAGCTGGCGGAACAAGTACTACTGTATTACGTGGTTCTTATCTTGAATATCAGAAGTTCTAAATGAACAGGAGGGGAGGCACCTCAGAGTCGGACCTCCCTTTCATTGGCACTGGCCCGAATGTAATCTCTACGGAGTTAACATAGCGGATACCCAATGCCGTCTAGACGGTGGGATAGACCACAAACTTTTATTTTTTCAATCGATTGAGAGACCTGTTAACTATACATTTACTCTCGCATAATGGCAAATACTGTTGTATCTAGTATTGGTAGTATTAACAATACCAGCCAAACTCCTTTGGCCCTTGGTACTGCTTATGATACCAAATACGCAACCTATCTAAAGCTGTTCTCAGGTGAGCTTTTCAAAGCTTATGAGTCAGCAACGATAGCAAAAGGAACTGTACAAAACCGTCAACTAAAGAACGGTAAGAGTCTACAGTTCATCTTCACTGGCCGTATGCAAGCAGCTTATCATACTCCTGGCGAACCCATCCTCGGATCGGGTGATCCTCCAGTAGCAGAGAAGACCATCGTCTGTGACGACCTTCTCATAAGCTCCGCTTTCGTATACGACCTCGATGAAACACTCGCTCACTACTCTCTAAGAAGTGAGATCTCTAAGAAAATTGGCCACGCTCTAGCTGAAGCATATGACAAAAAGGTATTCCGTACCATTGCTCTAGCAGCTCGTGAAGCCCATCCAATCACTGCATCACCAGGTCCAGAACCAGGTGGTTCAATCATCAAGATTGGTTCTAACAATGAATATGATGCTCAGAAATTAGTTGATGCCTTCTTTGAAGCCGCTTCAATTCTCGATGAGAAGAACCTTCCTAAGACAGGACGCACAGCTGTACTAGCACCTCGCCAGTACTACGCTCTCGTTTCTCAGGTTGATTCGAATATTCTAAACCGTGACTACGGTAATACCCAAGGTAACTTGAACTCTGGAGACGGACTAGTATCTATTGCTGGTATCGACATCAAGCGTTCTAACAACCTGCCTTTCCAAGCTGGTACAGTTAATGCACAGGTTGGTGAAAACAACGATTATTCAGGTGCTTTCGCTGATCATGCTGGACTTATATACCAGAAGGATGCAGCTGGAATTGTAGAAGCAATTGGACCTCAGGTACAAACAACCGGAGCTGACATTAAGACAATGTATCAAGGCGACTTGATCGTTGGAAGGTTGGCTATGGGTGTAGGTACTCTAAACCCTGCTGCTGCAATTGAAATACAAACTGCTTGAGGTATATTATGTCAGTTAAACCTGGAGTGGCTACAACAAGAACTATACCTGCGGGTCAAGCTGTGGGTTCGACACGTTCTGAAACTCAAGGCGCACCAACTCCTATGGAGTACGGACGCCAACTCCTAGCTAATGGTCTAACTGCTAGGGGTGACGCTAACACCTAACTTATATATTTATACTTATGGCTATTGTAAACGCATCAGCGGCCGCCGGCAATAACGGTGTCTGCGGTCCAACTAGTCCTAGTACTAGTACAGTGTTACCCTATGCTACCGTAACAGGTACCCTAGCTGGTAACAACTTAGATGGTAACAAATCCACAGCTCTCAGATTTTCTGTAGCAGCTACACAAGGAGGCGCTACCGCTTTGAAATCCGAAGTCTATTCTGAAACCATGTGTTTCCGTACTGCCTATGTAGGGCAAGATGGTGATACTGGTGTAGAAGCTGACGGCGGCGATACACAAGCAAGAGGTGACTAACCTCAATACGGGGAGCTTCGGCTCCCTTTTTTTTATTCATATAAATTAACTATGGCTTTCCCTACCACTAACGCTACTCAAGAATTACCAGCCGTAAATGAAATACTGGCGTCTGTTGGTCAGGCACCTGTCACTACATTAGATCAAACCAACCCGGACGTTGCGATTGCATATGATACATTAATCAATGTGTCTCGTGAAGTACAGGCAGAAGGCTGGACCTTCAACACTGAAGAATATTATGAACTAACACCAGACGGAAATGGTGAAATAGTAATAGCAAATAATATATTACAAATAGATTTACATGATGAGAAAGATAATCAATATGAAACAGTAAGAAGAAGTGGAAAATTATATGACAAAGTAAATCATACATATGACTGGTCTACTTGGGAGAAAGTAGCTTGTGATATTGTATGGTTATTTGATTGGGTTGACCTACCTAGACCTATTCAGGATTATATTGTAGCTAGAGCTGCAGCTATTGTATCTAGTAGAATTGTAGGAGATACTCAACAGTATCAAATACTATCTCAAAAGGAACAGTGGAACCGAGCACAAGCTATGGAATATGAATGCAATCAAGGAGACTATACCTTCTTTGGACATCAAAGAGGTAAGAAAGTCTATGACAGCTACAAGCCCTATCAAGCCCTATACCGCTAATGGCAGCAGTAACACAAACAGTACCAAACTTTTTAGGCGGTGTATCTAACCAGCCTGATGATAAGAAACTACCAGGTCAAGTTAAACAAGCTATTAATGCTTATCCTGATCCTACGTTTGGACTACAAAAAAGACCTGGTTTTAAATTCCTAGCACAGTTGAAAGAAGATGGTGGATCAGCTTGGGATAACAATGATTTAGATAATGCTAAGTGGTTTTACTATAACCGTGATGCTGATGAAAGATATATTGGTTGTATAGTAGGTCATGCTACACCAGCTACTGCAGCTATCCATGTATGGAATGCTATAGATTTAACTAAATGTACAGTTGACCATGATGGAACTCTGTTTAGAATAACAGGTGACGGTACAGGTAATGGTACAAATGCTACATTAACTGGTCTTGCTACCACTACTAGTGGATCAGGTTCAGGACTGACAGTTGATGTCACAATAGCAGGTGGTGTATGTACAGCTATAAAGGTTAATGCAGAGGGAAATACTAACTATAACGTAGGGGACACTGTTACTATATCTAAGAGTTTAATACCTGGTTCAGGTGCTGGTAGTAAAATAGATGCTGATGTAACATGTACTATTAGAGCACGTGAAGTAATCGGATCTTATTTAAATAGTATTGTAGCTACAGATTATGACTTCCTAACTATTAGAGATACTTCTATTGTTACTAATAAAACTAAAGTTATAACTACTCAGACTGCACCTGCCTATACAGCTAACACTAAGGCTACTCTAAGGATACACTTAGTAGAATACAGTGCTGAGTATACAGTTATTATAAACCCATCTGGTGCATCACCAACAACAGTAACAGTTGATACTAAAGCTGGTGATACAGCTCCTAATGATGCTTCTACTACTAACTTCTTAAAAGCAACTGATATATTAAATGCGTTGAAGACTGGAATAGATGGTATAACTGATATATCATGTGATGTTGTTGGTACATGTATTGAAATATCAGTAGACGATGGCAGCGATATTACTTTTACTTTAGATAAAGTATTTGGCGGTAAAGGTGGTGAGTCTATGACTGGCTATCAAGATAGAGTAGATGGTGTTAGTTTATTATCTGCTGAATCTACACATGGTAGAACAGTTGAAATCATTAACACAGCTTCTGCTTCTGACTCATACTATGCTAAATTTGTAGCTAATAATGAAGTAGATGGACCTGGTGTATGGGAAGAGACTATAGGACCAGGTGTGTCTTTAGGTCTTAATAAAGATACTATGCCTCATAGGTTATATAACTCAGATAAGAATGAATTTATATTCTCACCTATTGATTATGTAGATAGACAGGTGGGTGATGAGTTAACTAACGAACATCCTATGTTTGCTAGTACACAAGATAAAACTATACAGCAAGCATTCTATTACAACAATAGACTTGGCTTCTTAACAGATGACAACGTAGAAATGAGTAAGTCAGGAGAGTTCTTTGACTTCTATATGACTACAGCTCAGACTGCAGTAGATAGTGATCCTATTGGTATTAGTTGTTCTAGTATTAGACCAGCGACACTACATGGTATTATACCTACAGCACAAGGCTTACTGTTATTCAGTCAAAACCAGCAGTTCCTGATGTTCTCTACTGAAGGTAACCTGACACCAAGTACAGCTCTGATTAGAGGTTTATCTAACTATAAGATGAACCCTGATATAGACCCTGTTGACGTTGGTACAGCTATTAACTTTGTTAGTAAGACACATGACACAGCTGGTTTCACAAGAGTCTTTGGTATGTTACCACAAGGTGCCGGACAAGCTCCTAGAGTAGTAGATATAGGACGGGTTGTTGCTGAGTATATACCAGCTACTATTACTAATATGGCAGGTAGCCCTCAGAATAGCTTCATTGCTATGTATGGTACAACACTAGATAAGATATGGTTCTACCGTACTTATAGTGATGGAGAGACTGACCTTATTCAAACATGGTTTAACTGGCAGGCTCCTGGTAATGTACACTTTGTAGAGACTGATTCAGATACTATGTATTCTGTTATTAAAACAGGTACAGGTGGAGCAGCGAGATATAATTTAGTTAGTGCAACACTTACTCAAACACCAGAAGAAGCTATTATAGTTACAGCAGAAGGTCAACAAGTAAACCCTCATATGGATTTCTACACAGCTGCTGATAATGGTCTTGCTGGAGGATCTAATAAAAAGGTTGTCTACGATACAGCAGGAGACTTCTCTAAATGTTACATACCTTATTCTGATGTAACCACCTTAACCCCTGTTATTGTTATTGCTGGTAATGCTACTTCTAATTTCTCTGGTACTACTGAGTCTGGTTTTACGATCACACCAACCCGTGCGTCAGATGGTGATGGTACCTATTTCAAAGTACCCGGAAAAGACTTATCCGCGCAAGCGGCAAACGTATATGTAGGGTATAAATATAACTATGATATAACTTTACCTAAACTTTATTTCCGTCAGGACGCTAGAAATGAAGGTAAACTTGCTGACTTTACAGCAGCTCTTACAGTAGCGAGATGTAAATTCTCAATTGGACAGTCTAGTGTTGTAGGTT